CTGCGGTGACGTTGCCACCGTAGTATCCGCGGGCGATGACGAAGTTCGACTGGCCGCGGAATTCGGCTTCCTGGAACTCGATGTTCAGCTCAACGTCGCCACCGACCTCACCAATGGTGTAAATCGTGGTATACGTTGCTGCGACATTTGCTGGGTCAACACCTGAGACCCATGGGGCGACCGAAAGGGTACCCGATCCTAGAGTTAGCATGCTATATACTCCTCAAACTACTATCAATTTGTACCGAAGGCGCCTTCGATACTCCAATGTTGCCTCGTCGTATTCATCTCGTTCGGCAACCTTCTTAACGAAATGAACGGTTATACCCGACCCGAGAAAGTTCTTGGTATTGATTAGAACATCCACACGGTTTGAGATTTCGCTCAGTTGCGGAGATCCAGTGGCCGAAACCACCAACAACTCCACCTCTGGGCGGTTGATCCCAAAAGCCGCATCAGACGTTCCGCTCTCCACCGAAATCTTTATCGCTGGCAAGGCAGTCCGGACTGTTGCAGTGATCGGGTAAATCTTCTTGTCGCCAGCAGTGCCGCTGAGCGAGGTCTGCAAGGTTGCATCCCCGCCAAGTTTACTGAATAGCGATTCATAGATTCCCTTCACAAAGAGGATAATACGCTATCTGACTCTATGGGCAAGGTGTACAGATTCTACTATTCGGCTTCTACCCTATTCCAGCCCATCGGATTTGCCTTCGGATGGAGCGGCTTAGGGCTAAATGGACGAAGCGGGCAGTCGCTAATTCGGCAAAAGCGGTCCCCCAGCGTACAGCCGTTGCACATCATTTCAATGGCCGACTGGCGAGCCAAAAGCCCGCTATTGGACTCAGAGGAAACAATCTTTACCGCCCTAGCCTGAATGTCAACTTGAATCCCCGCCTTACGCACGGCGCTTGCTGGGATGGATCGCTCCCCGCGAAGCCAAGACCACACAGAGGACTTGCTATACCCCAATTCTGCGGACCAGAAATCAACAAATTCGCCAAGGCTCTTGCCCTCGCACTTTTTTTCGGTTAGGTACTGGAATTCCCTCCATGGCCCACTTGGGGCTAGGCTCTTCCAGAACTTTGTCTCCCTTGCTACCTCGCTCACTTTTTCTCCTTTTCCGGGGCTATCTTTGGTTTAGCCCCCTAATCGCTGGGTCAAGCCTGCCGCCGTAATACTTACAGGTTCGGCATTCCCGATCACCATTCCTTCTCCAGTACGTGTTTTCCCACGTGTACTCGTGACCGTGCCTGCAATGGGTCGCCCGAAGCTTCCCGGCATCACCCCTGCGGGTGTTCATTCTTGGAGTCACGACCTCAAGATGCTCAAGGTTAACGCATTTGCGATTTCTACACAAGTGGTCCACCTGGAGGCCCTTCTGGATAGGGCCGTTTACATGCTCGTAGTGCCACTTGTGGGCATTGATTTTCTTGCCGTGCTGGTCCTTGAACGCCCCATAGCCAGACGGGTCCTTTGCGCCAGCCCATTCCCAGCAGCCATTCTCCGCCTTTGAGACATGGTTAATAAACCGAACTAAAGGGTCGGTTTTAGGTCTGCCGCGCTTGGTAATCTGCTCCATACAGGGAGCATACCATAACCTTAAAGAAAAGGTTCTTGATTACTCTTCTTCGGTAGAGACGCGCAGGGGCATTGTGACAAACCAGACAATAGTCAAGATAGCAAGGGTTGCTCCCACAAAGTTCCTTGTATCTCCGTCGGGCAGTACGATCCAACCTACAAGAAGTCCAAATACTGTCCAAGATTGTCCAACTATGTCGTTAATTGCTTGAGTAAGGATGCTCTTCCACTTGCTCACTTCAGGTTTCTCCTCTGCCCACCTTTGATGGGCTTGCTATCTTGCGCCTTGGCCGGCGATGGCTTTGCTACGTTTCGTGCCGATGGCTTTCCGCGCCCGCCTCCTGGGCGCTTCTTTGGACCTTCACCGCTGCCGCTAAACCCGCCGCCACCACCACCGCCACCGGATCTCATGGCAGCAGCAGATACAGCAGCCTGAGCAATGGTGGTCATGATGACCGCTGGCCCAACAACCGTTCGCGCCTCTTCGCGCTCTTCCTCGGTAATCTCGTTACCAAGATTGGCAACAGTCGCAACGGCAGCGCCAACAGTTTCAGAAACGGCCGCGGCTACTTCGCCAACGGCCTCAGACACGGCGGCAGCAGCCTCGCCGATTGCCTCGGTTACGGCTTCTACGGCAGCGCCCGGATCAATTGGTCCAGGTGCGTCAGTAGGTACAGGGCTGGGATCAACAGAAGGGGCAGGAGACTCCGTAGGGGCTTCTGTTGGCTCGGGCGACGGCTCGGGTGTGGCAGTCGGGTCCGGTGTCGGCTCATAGGTCACCTCTGGGCTTGGCGACGGCGTCGGAGTTGGTTCCGGCGTAGGCGTCGGGGTTGGCTCTATAGAAGGCTCTGGCGTAGGGCTAGGAGCCACGCTAGGGCTTGGCGTTGGCGGTTCTGGTGTCGGTGTGGGTGTTGGCTCTGGGGTGGGCTCTGGGGTTGGCGTTGGGCTTGGGGTTGGCGGAATAGGCGCAAAGAGGACTACTGAAACGGGTACTGACTCCCCTGAATACACTGCAAGGGTGTTGTTGTCAGCTCGGATTGTGAAGGCGTATTCCACGTCTGGGCCACCGGTGGCCGAGAAGACCTGCCACGGCAGCGTGATGGACGTCTCGTCGGAGCCCACACCCCACCCAGATTCCCCAACGCGCCAGGTGATGGCGTAGCGCTCAACAGGCGTACCGCTATCTAGTGGCGCATCCCACGTAAGGTTGACATCGCCGTTGCTGTACACCGTAACCATGAGGCCAGTTGGCGCGTTTAGGTATGGATCGGGTACTGGGGTAGGAGTTGGCTCTGGCGTTGGAGTTGGAGTTGGTTCCGGGGTTGGTGTTGGGGTTGGCGGTGGCGTTGGTGTCCATGTTGCAGATGGGGTTCCTGGCGCAAGCTCGGCTGCAAAGTTGCTGATTAGGTAGTAGTGGTTTCCATAGAAGCGATCTGCCGCTGGGTCGCCGCAGCACACCCCAGCGCGCACGCGGTAATCACCAGCGGGCAGTGAAATGCGGATTGTTGAGGCCAGGGAATAGCCACCAGTATGCTCGGTCCAAGAGTCGTCATTAGCCGCAAGTAGTGTTCCCTGACCGTCATAAAGCCAGAGCATGGAGTCAACGGTTCCTGGGCACCATCCAGCGGTGGTGTCGTCGCAGAGATCGGTCCAAAGGTGGAGCTCGCCCTGCTCTGGAAGGGTGATCCAGAAGTCTTGCGTTCGATCAACGTAAAGATTCTGAGAGCCCTGGGTTGGTGAGGCAATAATTCCATAGGCCAAGGTAGAAATAATTAGCCAAACACTAGCAAGGATTACTGCAATTCTTGTATTCATTTAGCCTGCCCGGAGAGCCAAGCCATAAGGCCGCTAATTCCAGTGAGCCCAAGAATGCCAATGACAAATTTTGCGAGACGATACGCGCCGCGTGTCTCTGCCATCTCCACGCGCATCGCGGAGAGTTCTTCGTCAATCTTATCTAGTCGGGCAAGAATCTGGTTGATGTTGTTCGCAGTCATACCTCAACCTATGGTGTGGGTTTGGTTTTACACCCACACTATAAGTTGTGTGCAACTACTTAGCAATGCCCTTGGTGTCTGCTTTTTGTTCGCTAAGAGAGCGAAGTTTTTCAAGTTCTTCTTGCAGCAATTTAACATTACCTTCGGCAATATCAAGCTGCACTGTCATTGCGCCAATCTTCCGAAGAAGATCATCCATTGTTATTTGTCTGCTTTCCATTTTATTTTTTCTCCTACAGGGAACGCCCTACTTACTAAATTATCCTAAGAAAACAGATATTAGCACACTGCGGATTTACTCAGCAGCTTCATTGCCCGCATCCGGATTTGGGATCAAATCAACCTGGCAAACCCCACACACATAGTGCGGCAAGTCTCCGCTCTCAGTTAACTTAAGGATTGCGTTGGCAGAGATGCCATTGTTTGGACATCCCTCTGTTTCGCAACTAATTTCAACGCTTGCAAATTCCATTTAATACCTCAAGTCTTGATGATGAAGTTCAGAAGAGTTGCCTTAGGGCTAATGGTACCATCTGAAGAGGTGACGGATGTTGTGCCAAGAGACGTAACTCCGCCAGTAACGGTGTGAGTAAGGTTGGTGCTTTCTGCTCCGGATGTCACCGCCGCAGGGTTGGTTGTGTGCGTGTGGGAAGTGCTTGCGACACCTTGCGATGTGCCACTACCGGTGAATAGAACAACCGAAGTGCTACCAGTTGGAGCAGATGATGTTGTAGAGGCAACGTCAACGCTGTGTGTGTGGTCGCCGTGGGTGGATACGGCAATAGTGTCCGCATGGGCGTGGGCAATGTTAGTTGTATGTGAATGGATGTTACCTGTGTTGGGGGCAAATGTTCCAGCATTGTTTGCCCAGCCATCTACTGTGGCCGCGCGTCCGCCAACAAAGCGATCTCGCATGTCTGGCAGGGCGAAAGTTCCAGAACTTACCCCAAATACAGCCGCAAGTGCTGGATATGCTGAGTAACTGATTGTAGATCCGTCTAGGAACAGCCATCCCGATGGTGCCGTACCAGTCATCCACATAACAACGGAGCCAGTCGGTGGAATTTGACTCGTTAGCGCAACTGCAACCCCCTCAACCGCAAGCGTTCCCGCAGCAGATCTAGAAAGCGTAGTGTCAGTTGCATGCCCAAGCTCAATCGTGCCGCCAACCGTAAGGTCGTCGGCTGAAGTTGAGAGGCTTACGTCGGAAAGAATCTTTACCATGGGGGTATTTTACCCTAGGACGACAACTCTGTACGTCCCCGCAAGGCTAATTGTGACCGTCAACGTGTCAGTAGTGGCCGTTACCACATCACAGAACACCAAGGCATCGACAGAATCGTACACGGAAACTACTACGTCCTTGGTGCCGAGGCTGTGGGTGACCGTCTTGGCTTCGCCTGTAGTCCAGGTTGCGCTCGTGCTGTAGCGGCGTGCACCACCGTAAGTCGGGCTAATTGCCGCACCCTGCCACGTACCAGCAGAGATCGTGCCAACGGTCGTGATGCTGTCATCACCGCTGTACGTTCCGCCAGCCACTGCGGCGAGAGTTGCATGATATGCCTGAACGTTTGTGCCAATTACAAGGCCGAGGGCAGTGCGGGCTGCGCTATCGCTGGTTGCGCCAGTACCACCGTTTGCAATAGCGATTGCGGTGCCATTCCACACACCGGTGGCAATCGTGCCAACCGAGGTCAGGCTTGAAGCAGTAACTCCGCTGCCGAGGGTTGTCCCGCTAAGGACTTCCGTCCCATTAATTCTGTATACCTTGCCATTGGCAATATTGACATGCTCAGAGAGTGTCCAGGCGTCGGTTGCATCAACCCAGTTGATGGTCTTGTCGGTAGCGCCCTTGAGTGTAATACCGCCGCCGTCAGCAGTTGCGTCGCTTGGCGTGGTGACCGAACCGAGCTCAATGTTCTTGTCGTCAACCGTAAGGGTTGTTGAATTTACCGTTGTTGTGGTTCCGTTGACCGTGAGGTCTCCAGAAAGCACAAGGCTTGTACCCGTTGCTGCGCCAATGTTTGGCGTGACAAGGGTTGGGGTGTTGGCAAATACCAACGCGCCAGTGCCAGTTTCATCGGAGATGACACCAGCAAGTTCGCTGGACGATGTTGCCGCAAAATCGCTAAGTTTATTTGCGGTAAGCGCAACGGTACCCGTCGCATCTGGAAGGGTAATTGTGCGATCAGCGGTTGGGTCTGTGACCGTAAGGGTCGTCTCGTGAGCGTCTGCCGTCGCGCCCTCAAAGATTACGCCAGCACCATCAACAACAGGCGCGGTAAGCGTCTTATTGGTAAGGGTCTGCGAGCCAGTCTCGGTTACATAGCCCGTAAGCGATGGAATGTCCGAAATAAGCGCAATCGTGCCCGTTGACGATGGAAGGGTAACCGTTCCGCCTGCCGCAGCGGCTGGCTGAAGGGTGGTTGTGCCTGATGACGAGCCTGGGAGCGCAACGCTTGAAATCCCCGTAAGGGCAAGGTTTGCAGACGAGCGGTTTAGCGCAACGCTGGTAGTACCAACAAAGGTTGTGTCAGATGGGTTTGCCTTACCGTTAGCAAGGTCGTAAGCAGACTTTACAGACGCAGGCGTTGCAGCCTTGCTGGTTGAAGTGCTAGATACGGAATCCTCTAGCTGTACGGCGCCCTTAACGGTTGTTGACGCATCAGCAATGCTGATAGCGGGAGTCGTGCCACCGCTTGAAGAAATTGCACCAGTTCCAGTGACGGCTGTAACTGTTCCGCTTCCGGTTCCAATTACCTGCCAAGCGGAACCATCATAAACCTTAAGCACATCGTTAGTGCTGTTGTAGTAAACCTGACCCTGAACTGGAGAGGCTGGATCGGAGGCAAGGTTTTGAATAACAGCATTCTGTAGTTCATTTTTCTGAAGGTCAAGAACTGTTAGGAATTTCATTTTCTATCCTTAATTTAGATATGCCTTGCCGCCAAAGGGGCTCGAGAAGCTGACTATAACCTGATTGCTGGACGAATAAAAGACCTCCCCGATCTGAACGCTTCCGGCACTGTCAACGATTGTTACGCTTGGGAACCTGCCAAGATTGTGGGTAATGGTCCAAGTTGAAGAAGAGGAAAGCTGGTTGTGCGTATATGTCGCGCCGCCGATAATTGCGACAGAGGACGTAGTTGTGATGAGGTTGCTTGTGTCGGTAACTGTAATTGAGCCGCTAGACTCGGCAATAATCGCATTAAAGTCGTCAATCATCTGGTAATTTCTCCGCTTACAAGAAACTCGCCTTCAACAACCCTGCTGACAATGCCGCTCGAAGAAACAACCTCAAGGTCGTACCGATACTTCCCCGCGGGGATAATTGCCGTAGTTGCGGCCGGCACGGTAATCTCTATTTCCCCAGAAGAATTGAGCGTAATTCCAGCGCCGCTGGTTGCAAGGGCCAGCTGCACTCCGGGGGCGCCCCGAGAAGAGCGCACCTTCATCCTGGCAGTATACGTAGAAAGATTTACCGCGACCCCGCTTGAGTCTTTGTACGTAATCTCCCGGACAAGCGTTGCACCTTGTTCGCAGATGATGTCATAAATACTTGCAGGCATGCGGCCATTTTCTTCTAGTTTTTCAGTAAAGTCAATGCTTTGTGGTTTTACGTTGGGTATAGTGTAATATACAAGTATGGGTAAGCCGGGGCGAAAGCCACAAGCACAGATCGACGCGTTGCGGGAGCAGATTACGCAACTGCTCCTTAACGGCGTGCCTACGGCACAAATCTCTAAGGCTACCGACCTTTCCGTCCACACCGTTCGGGAGCACATTCGGGCAATTAGGAAAAAGTGGGCAGAAGACCAACCCGATCAAATCCTTACAAGGGCAGAGCTTGTCCAGCGCGCCAGAATGATTGGCCAGCAAGCTGCGGTTGGCGCCTCTAAGGCTCGTGGCTCGGCAATGGAGATCCAGTACCTAAAGATTCAAATTGAAATATTAGATAAGGTTGCAAAGCTGACTGGGGCCTACGCGCCAGTTCGCCAAGAGGTTAGCGGTGTTGATGGTGGGGCAATTGAGATTTCCAAAACCCCCCACGAGATTGACACGCTCACTTCTGGGGAACTTTCCGGCAGGCTTGCAATATGGGCAAGGCAGTTAGAGGAGGCGTCAAAGATTGCAGAACACGAAGCAGAAGCAAGGCAAATCGAAGATACCAGCGCCGCCGACTAACGAGCAGTACCGCTCATGGCTTCGGGATAGGGCTGCCTCAGACGACGCTGCGTTTGCGGAGTATGTAAGCGGCCTAGTCTTCCCAAAGCACCTTAGAGAGATGGAGCACTTCCTCTCGGAGAATCCAAGGGCGCTTGTTCTAATGCCCAGAGGTCACGCAAAAACTACGCAGTTAATTCATCGCGCGGCGAGATTGGTTGGCGTGACCCAAGGAAAGATTCGAATCGGAATTGTTACATCCGTTCTTTCTGACGCGCTTGCGCGATCAAGGGCAATCAAGACAATTGTTGAGTCTGCAAGTTTTGCAGAAATTTTCCCCTGGGCAAGGGGCGGGGTTGCGGGCGGGAAGTGGACCGACGAAGTCTGGACCATTAAGGGCGTTAACCTTGGCAAGGACGCAACATGCTTTGCAGATGGCCTGACCTCAATTAAGCCCGGTCCGCGCCTTGACCTCCTAATTGCAGACGACATTGTTGGACTTAGGGAAAACGCTACCCCAACCCAGCGACAAAAGGCAAGTGAGACCTACTGGCAGGTTATCGATCCAATGCTCGTTCCTGGCGCCACAAGATGGTACATCGGGACAAGATGGCACGAAGACGACTTCTATGCAGAGCTCACCAGCAAGGGAATTCCAACATATCTAAGAAAATCCCTTGAGGACGCTGGTCCACTCTGGCCGGAAATGTATACCACCAACGATCTTGAGGTTAAGCGCGAAGAACTCGGCACGCCAATCTTCAACTTACAATACCAAAACGACGTTACCTCCATGGGTGGAAACATCTTCCGCTATGAATTCTTTCAGTATGTTGATCAGGTGCCACCGGGGGCAAGGAGGGTAGGCGTAGACCTTGCCGCATCCGAAAGGGAGAGGTCAGACTACACCGCTGCGGTCGAAGTCGTGGAGGATGACGATCATAATCTTTACGTCGTTGGAGCGTACAGAACAAGAATTCAGCAGGGTCACCAAAAGTGGCTAACGGGAGTTGACCGAGAGGGGTCAATCGTTGATGACTCGTCTAGCCCAAAGCTTCTTTGGCCAGCAAAGTTTGTTGGCCTGCGCGGGCAACGAGATACCTGGGGTGACGAGCCAAGAAAGTTTACCGAGGTTAACATTGAGGCCGTCCAATACCAGTCAACCTTTGTTCGCGAGTTGGTTAACGAGACTAGGCTTCCGGCCCGAGCCGTAAGGCCGGAAAGAGACAAGGTCTTTAGGTCCAGGTCCCTTGCCGCACGATACGAAGCGGGTAAGGTGTTTCACCTAAAGAATGGACCAGGGATTAGACAGCTTGAGTCTGAAATGATGTCTTTCCCAAACAGCGAACACGACGACCTTATTGACGCCCTTGTGTATGCCGCAGACGTTGGGACAATTGGATTCTACTTTACTGCCGCAAAGCGCTAGGACTTCCTAAACTGCCAAATTGTTGATTGCTTCTTGCACTTCCAGCAAGAGGCGGTAATGATGGTTTCCACAATACTCGTCTTAAAGCCTTCGGTTGGCTTTTCTTGAGACCTAGTCCCACACGCAGAGCACTCCCAGAACCCCGACTGAGCAGCCTTAGCGCAGATTCGATACTGCCAAATATCTCGCTTTGGGTCTGGGTGCGCCCTTGCCTCGATCTCGTGCCCGTCCTTCCTGAGCTCCTCAATTCTTGCGCCAAATCGACCGCCACCGCAATCCGGCTGCATGATCACGCTCCCATCAATCCATACATTGAGGTTTCTTTGGAGCACCTCTAGCACTAGTTGCTTCCTGGTCTTCTTACTGGTATTCACGCTCAAACTCCTTTCAGGATGATACGGTTGTCTACCTGCCAAGATGATACATCTGTCGCAAGTGTTTTGTCAATGCTGGGAGAATGCCTAGTTTATGCCTAAAAACGTGCCTTGGAATTCAAGGAATATTAAAGAAAACCAGGGCTAATCTTGATTTTTTGGCTTGGAATCGTTTGTATTAATTTCTTCCATAACGATCTCAAGCGCCCTGCGTAACCCAAGCACGTAGGAGAGCCTGGAAACAGAGTCAACCTTTCCCGGAAGGCTTGACTTGGACTGCTCGCTAAACGCTGCGGATATGGCGCCGGACAACCTCAAAACGATGCGCTTAGCCGCCAATTTCTGGGTCTGATCTGAGGATGACATTGATCTCCTTGTTGAGGCTCTCGGCTATTTCCTTGATGTCCCTTGCGGCAGCCAAAACTTGCGAGCTTTTTCCGTTGATAGAAAACCTTACATCAAAAGTCCAAATTCCGCCTGTCTCCCTTGGCGGCTGGCACTTTACGGCAATATTGTCCTGCTCGCCGTCTATCCCATAGACCGAGATGATGCCGCTAAGGACGCGGAAGATATGGGCAACAATTTCACTTGCCTGTTCCTCTTCCGTCTCGCTAAAAAACTTCTTTGAAAAGACCTTAAGGGAGGACGCGTAGAGGTCGCCTACCGAATCTCGGCTTGGCTTTGACCAGGCAAGGTATCTTTCAAAATCGTCCATTGCCACATGGTAGCAAGTGCCTTAGTTTTTTCTAGGGTCAACCGTGCTGCGGACGCCGGGAGAGGATGATATTTTCAGCGTTTTTTAGTACGGGCAGAAAGCCAAACTTTAGATACCTTTCAGTAATTTCCCTGTCCCTCCCGTCGTGCTCAATGCAGATCACGCTAGTGCAAAATCGATCTGGGTCAAATTGCAGGGAAAGGTCTGAAGACGTGCCCTCAACGTCAATCGATACAAAGTCTATGATTGGGTTGATTGAATATGCGAGATCAAGCACTTCCTTCATCGTAACCACGGGGACATAAATCTCAGAAAATTCTGTGCCTGGGACTGGAATGTTTTTAACGTAATCTTTCCATTTTTCGTAGTTTTCTACTTCCATGGTTGAAACGCCAGAATGTGGAGACTCCCACATGAGCCGCATTCTCTCTTTTCCCTGAGGGTCGCCTGTAATCATTGCGTTGATAAGGGTCATTTTTTTGTCGCCCCGATAAAGATCAAAAAGCCTTCGGAACGAAAAAGAAGATCCGTCGATTAAAACCCCTGACCATCCGAGCTCCGCCAGCCTTCTCGTGTTGCTCATAGTGACCCCGTCGTAAGCGCCAATGTCAAGGAACGAGCCGACAGTGCCCTCAAATAATTGAAGGATTATCTCTTCCTCGTTATTTTGAGAATACATCTAAAGGGCGGCAATAAGGTCAACTGCGGCAGCAACGACTTCGTCCAGACTCTTGCTGACGGCGCTGCCGACCACGCGCTTGTCCCTGCGGTCCCAAATAATTGCAATCCACTCTGCGCCGTGTAGGCCAATGTGAATTACTTCGTAACGGTCTTTCTTGCTCATGACTTCACCAGCTTTGTATCTTTTGGATCAAATTTCTTACCCCAGACGCCACGCTTTAGGGCAATGGCAATGAGGGCATAGTTGGCGATATCGAGAAGAGCATCTTCAAGAAACTCGTCAACGTGCTCCTCTTTTATTGGGTCAAGTAGGACTTTACCATCGACAATCTTGCCATTCAAACTCTTCATGACTCGAGACATCTTGTCGTTGGCAACCCTACTAAGGACTCCATACAATCCTAACTGCTCAATGTTCAAGTTGCCATACTTTGCCTGTCTTTCAACAAGCAGGGAAAACGCCTCCCCATAAATCTCTCGAAATGCCTCCTGGAACGTCGGCTCTGCTTTTGTCATCCGTTGTTCCTCACCATCCAAAGCATTGAGAGCACATTGCCAAATAAAACTGCCCCGGCAACAAAGAGCGCAAGCCCACCTCCGGGTTCATTTGATCTCCTGTAAACCTGAACAAACATCACCGAATGAAATATGGACAGCAGAAACAGCCAGCCCACAATGATGTTACCGAGTAGTACCTGATCCATCTTTCTTCCCCTTTTTGAAAATCATTGGAAAGCACTCTGAGCAAACAAGTTGATTGCCCCAACCGCTTCCATCGTCGTAACCAACATTAATACAGGAACTTTTGCGCATGTGGCAAACGCCGCATCGCGGGTTCCTGGGGTTACTTTCTTCCTGCTTCTGTTCTCTTTGCATGTTCCTTGCAAGTATAGCGCATCCTTGAAGATGCTGATGCCCCAGTAAAGACAATCTCCTTGTAGCAAAAAATGCCGTTGGTCTTAAGTTGCGTACCGCACTCAATGCAGGCACGTGAAGACAGGGCCACCTTTGGGGGTGGTCCAGATTGCTTCTTTGCCGCTATCTTTGCTGCCATGAAAAAATCATAACACAGAAAAAGTAAATTTATGGCAAAAACGAAAACAATCTGGCATTATTACCAAACCGGCTTATGCCGGTAGGGTCTTTGGCCCTGGCCGCCTTGGGGTTTCCTCCTTTTCCCCTTGGCGGCCACTTCTTTACGCGGGGATATCCTTCCCCTCAACAAGCCAGAGGAAGAACCCCGTTGCGGTGCCCTTCTTCTCAACGTATCTGCGATACGCCATGACCAAGGGTTCGGCTTCCTCTCTTGCAAGACGAAGCTCGATACCGCCAATCTTCACCATCATTGCCATGTTTGGGTCAAGTGGCGGAGCGGTTCTTTGGGCGATGCTGCCATCAAGCCCGTCAACAAATTCTGTTCTCATTGCATTCGGGTCTGACATCTGTGGGATTTGCGGGATGCTTCCGTTTTGCGCATCACCAGAAAAATCCAAATTTGGCTCGTCTTCGGAGTAGCCAGTTGCCAGAAACAAGTCCTGCTCTTGGATGCTATTGATCAACTCTTCGAGCAAGTCCTCATCGTAAAACCCAAGGTCCTGCGTCCGATTGTCAGCAAGGGCAAATGCGGTCGCGGTCTGGTCGTCATCCTGCACCCAAACAACAGCAATCTGCTTCCAGCCAAGTTGCTGGGCAGCCTGAAGTGTGTGGTTGCCGGCGATTACCTCGTTAGTGCTTTTGCGCACAACAATTGGTCGTCGCTGACCAAACTTTGCAAGCGAGCGCGCAATTGCCTCAACGTTTCCTCGGCGCGGATTCTTCCCCCACGGCTTTAGCCCCTCAATAGGTGTCGCGAGTGGAATAAGGTCGTCAATAATCACTTTGAAACTCCAGTCTCTTCTGCAACAGTTTTTCTTAATGCGCGAAGCGTTTCTGCTGAAGATTCAAACGCATTCGTAATTTCTTCAATGGACTTCAAAAGGTTTTCCCTACTGGCAGAAACCTTGACTACGGTTGACTGCTGGCTTGCCTCAACCTCAGAGAATTCCATCAAAATTCTCTTAGCGATTTTAGACTTTCCAGGAACGCCCTTGTGAGCATATGTTCTCATTGTCTCTGGCGTCACGCCGTAGTCTGCGGCCAACGCACGGCAAGCACCAGAAATGCTTGCCACCCCAATTGGGGATCGATGCATTAACACTTGCTGAACAATAATCTGGTCAACAACTCCTTGTTTTGAGTTCATTCTTCCTCCACTTTTTGCAGGAATAATCACCTGCCTGTGGATAGCCTACAGCATTGGCGCCCGTCGTGCAAACTCAATAATAATCCGAGCACGACGCGTAGTAGCCACACTCGCAGATAAGTTTACATTTTCTTTCTTCCATCTTTTTGCCGCAATTTGCACAAGTTAGTACAATGTCCTCAGCCGATGAATCTGTCTTCTGTGTGTCTGGGCTTGACAAGTCAATTTCCACGTGTACAATCCTCTCTATTGTTCTCAGGGAACAGGAACCATATGGTTCTTAGGTATAACGGTACTTAGGTATTAGGTACTCTTAGAAATACCTTGATCTTCCGGGTACAGCTATCCCTCTAGTTCCTTCGGTACTACGTACCTCAGGAACTCTCGGGATACTGTACCCGATTACTACGGTATCTTAAGAACATTCGGTATTTCATACCTCATGTTCTTAAGATACCTTCGTAATCCTATTTCCCCCTTTATCCCTACCCTTTTTCCCCCGTTGACGCATTTTGAGTAAGGACTTACTTTGATAGCCTGCTTGACAACCTCATTGTGGGTCGCCTATAGTGATTGTCCAAGCAAAGATGTCTTGGGGAAAGAAGGAGAAAATGAAAACAGAGCAGGTCTCAATTCTTGAGGCAGCGCAGATCCTTGGAGTTTCCTACTCGGCGGCAGTGCAGGCTGCGCGACGATATGGCTGGACAAAGATTAGCGCCGGTCAAGGACCAAACGGCGGACGTCCGAGGATTATGTATCTTCGACCAGAAGTGGAAGCATACGGAAGTAATCGCAACCGACAAACGTTTAAGTCAAAAAAGGTTGACGAGAACCTTTTGCGAGAAGTAGAAAAAGCGGCAAGAAATAAAAAGCCGATCGGTCGCATTGCAAAAGAGTTGGGCGTAAGTCACTTCCTAATTGGCAGCGCCGCATACGAATTGGTTAGCAAGAGCAAGCGATAATCTTCGCCGCCGTAGCTCAGTGGATAGAGCGACTGCCTTCTAAGCAGTTGGCCGCAGGTTCGATTCCTGTCGGCGGCGCCATGATTTCTGCTATACTGCGCGCATGACCAGGTCGGAAGCGTTGCAAATTATGAGAGAAACCAGTGCGCAACTAACCGTCGGCGACAACTGGCGAGAGGTTGTGGACCCGTCCTTCTACATCAAGGGCGGATGGCCAAAGGAATTTGTTGACTCGCTCATTCGCGAGCACGCATCAGAGCCCGTCGTCTCATACGGCGTTTGGCATAAAGAATTTCTTCAGGCACTTTGTGACATTTTAGAAGTTGCCCCAGAGGAATACAATCAAAAGCAAGGAATTGCAGCGCAATGCAAAGGCATGGCGATTTGCGTGTGGCTTGCTTTTTACGAGGAGGAGGAAAAACGTGGCAAAGCACAGGCATAAGCCTCGAAAAGATTTTTCTAAGATGAGTAACCTAGACCTTCTTGCCGTATCGGAAAGAAGGTCGCTGATGTTCAGTTGGGTGGCATACCTTGACGACAAGAGCGAAGAAGATCGCCTTAAGTTCATCAGCAGCGCAATGAAGAGCATTGCACTCGTAGACGAGGAGATGTCTCGTCGTGGTATTGGAACTTGCAGCTGAGGCTTTTTCGCCTCTTAGTTTCCGCAATTGTAATTGCTTCACTGGCCCTTCCGACAACTTTGTTGACGGAGCCTAAGAAGCAATTCGAGTGGATTGCTGCTCCCCTTCCCTGCTCGGAAGAAACAGGGCAACCGTGCTGGTCCCAGCATCCCCCTGGAGTTTTTGATAAGTGGTCAACGGCAATTTTGGTCACCGGATATGCCACAACCTACGATGCGTTTTATACAAACAACACGCAGTCGTGGTACTCGTTGGGCAAGTCTGGTAAGCCAGGAAAGAACGGATACCTTGTTGAAAGCAAAGAGACATGCGAGAAAAATCCTGGTTGGAAATGTTTTGTTGTAGATATGGGCACGTGGGTTCAGTATCGAAGAAAGTGGACTGCAACAACTGAAAATTTGTACGCAGCGCTTGGCCCCTACCTCAGGGGAATTATTGGAAAGCAGATGCCCCGATATCACAGCATTCCAGTCCACAAGCTTAGGGTCACATCGCTTCAAACAAACATTTCCGTTGAGGTCTGGATTACCGACTACTGCCAGTGCAGCGGCTATGTAGTGTCTGGTGGCAAAAAGGTTCACCCTCTGGTAGACTTGAGCCCTCAGGCGTGGGCCGAGATGGGGCGAGAAGAATATTACGTAAACGGCAAGAGATACTACCGAAACGCTGCCACGGGCGGTAAGTGGAGCAGCAACTGGATTACGGTAGAATATCTTCCATAGGTGGGGTTCGGGAAGTGACTTGGGTTGAAGTAAAGTCGTGCGGTCGGTGTGGCGAGTCGTGGCCAAACTCCGTTGATTTTTATCAAAAACCCAACGATAAAAATTGCAGAGCTTGCAAGTACGAAGTCAAAAAAGCACAGCATGATCGCGAGCCAAGCAGGGCAAAGAGCCCAGAGCAACGGGCAAAGGCGGCAGAAAAGCAGCGCCGCCGCTGGAGGCGCCTAAAGGGGGACCCAGTGTGGAAGGCAAAAATGGCAGAACGCCAAAGAAGAAAGCGCTATCAAAAAAAGGTTCAAAGTATGCTTGGCACAAGCTAAAACACAAAGAACCCTGGCAATATAAGAAGTTTGTGTATACTCCCCCCATGAAAAGCATTCTGGTTACTGGTGCAGGCGGGTTCATTGGCGGCTGGCTTGTTCGTGAGCTTGTCCGGCGTGATGAAGGCCAAGTTTTTGCTGTGGACAAGAAGCCCCTTTCGGAATGGGAGCAAATTTCCCCAATAGCAAAGTCGTATGGCGAGACAAACCTTGCCATTGCTGAGTACGCCAACATGTCGGCACTTGGCATGGATGAGGTGTACAACCTTGCGGCGGACATGGGCGGCATGGGCTTTATTGAGCACAACAAGGCCGCGTGCATGCTCTCCGTTCTTACCAGTACCAATATGTTGGTTGCTGCGCGAAAAGCAAACGTCAAGAGATTTTTTTATTCCTCTAGCGCTTGCGTCTATGCAGCAGACAAGCAAGTGGACGCAGACGTCACTGCGCTGAAAGAGGCTGACGCATATCCAGCAATGGCAGAAGATGGCTACGGCTGGGAGAAGCTTTTTTCTGAGCGTATGGCACGACACTTCCGCGAGGATTTTGGGCTTGAGACCCGTGTCGCGCGATATCACAATGTGTATGGACCAAGTGGCACGTGGACTGGCGGTCGAGAAAAAGCCCCCGCCGCTATTTGCAGAAAAGTTGCCGAAGCAGTTATTGGCAGAAAGCATGAGATTGAGATTTGGGGCGACGGAGAACAAACCCGGTCGTTCATGTACATTGACGATTGTGTTCAGGGGACAATTAAAATTATGCAGTCCGATGTCCACGAGCCTCTCAACCTTGGGTCGTCTGAGCTTGTCTCAATCAACCAGCTGGTTTCTATTGTTGAGGACATCGCTGGCGTCAGCCTGGATCGCCGATACAACCTTGATGCCCCAAGGGGAGTGCGCGGGAGAAACAGCGACAACACTATGATTCAAGACCGACTTGGTTGGCAGCCGTCAATTTCCCTGCGCAGTGGTCTTGAGAAAACTTATGAGTGGGTTTTTAAGCAAGTAGAAAAAAAGAAGCAAGAGGGCTCGTAATGGTAAAGAAGCGCCTATCCCTGCTAATCCCGACCCTAAATGAGCGCTCCGCTATTTGCGAGCAGGTTACTTCGGAAATTGTTAATCAATTAACTACCGAGGTTGAAATGTTAATTCTTCCCGACGACGGAGAAAGTAGCATTGGCGCAAAGAGGAACATTTTGCTCGAGGGCGCAACGGGAGATTACGTTGCATTCATTGACGACGACGACATGATTAGCAAGGATTACATTGAAAAGGTTCTTGCTGCCCTTGAGGGCAATCCGGACTGCGCCTCGCTTGACGGGTACGTGTACTGGGCCGACGGAAGAAAACGTCTCTTTAGGCACTCTATTGAATACGAGGGTTGGTATACCAGTGGCGACGTGGACTACCGAATGCCTAACCACGTCAATGCCGTTAGGCGGGAATACGCCTTGCAGGTGCGATTTCCTGAAATTAATCACGCAGAAGATCACCAGTACTCAAAAGACCTCCAGCAATACTTAAAGACAGAAGGAAAGATTGAGGGTGTGATTTACCACTACTATCAATCTACCGAGTTCCCAAAAACGCTCCGATCAGAACTGCTAAAGAACATTAAATGAAACTTTTGATTAAGTTCCCAACAAGGCAGCGCCCTGAGCTCTTCTTCAAGACGCTGGAGAAGTACATTGCTATGGCCTCCGGCAGGCATGAGATTGAGATTATTGTTTCCATGGACAGCGACGATAAACTCATGAATAACGAGGTGGTCAGGGAGAAGTTTGAGCGAATTAAGGCAAATGGCAATGACCTTAAGTATTTTTACGGAAACTCTTCCACTAAGGTTGAGGCGATCAACGCGGACATGGATAAGGCAAGCAGCGACTGGGACATGGTCTTCAACGGGCAGGACGATATGATCCCGCTCTCGTTTGGATACGACGACATGATGCTTTCTCGACTTGTAGAGCACTACCCAGACACCGACGGCGCACTCTGGCTTGATGATCACGCTATGGGAGGGACCAACAACTGCACTATCGTTGCCGCTGGAAGAAAATATTATGAGCGCTTTAATTACATCTACTACCCAGGGTACAAGTCTTTGTTTGCGGACAACGAATACACCGAAGTTGGAGAGGGCCTTGGAAGGTTAACCTACATCGCGGACGATATTGTCAAGCACGAATGGATTGGCACCAACGAGTTTCGAGACCCACTCTTGGAGAGAAATGAGCAGCCATGGCTGTACACCTATGACAAGATGGTATTCGAGCGAAGAAAAAATCTTGGCTTCCCAAACGACGGAGGTGAAGTTTGGAAATCACACAAGAACGACCAGCAACCCTAAAGCCTCATCCAGACAATCCCCGCTCTGGAGACGTTGGGGCAATCGTCGATTCTATTAAGAAAAACGGTTGGCACGGCGTGGTTGTCTGCCAAAAGTCCACCCGAAGAATCCTGGTAGGAAACCATCGCGTTAGGGCTGCGTTGATTCTTGACCTCAAAGAGATTCCGGTGCAGTGGGCTGACGTTGACGATCAGCGCGCACGAGCCATCCTTCTTGCGGATAACCGCGCCTCTGACCTTGGCGGGTACGACGACGAAATCCTTGCGCGAGTCGTGTATGAGTCTGCGGTTGACGGGCTTCTTGACTCAACAGGCTACGACCTAGAGGATATGGATCGGTTAGTGCGGCAGGCGATGGAGCCAGCGCCAATGGACCTAGATGAGAAGAAGACCGAGTGCCCAATGTGCGGGCACAGGTTTTACGCTATCGCCTCTGGCGGCAGGCGGTCCAGGCGACCTTCCCATCCTGGCGGGTCAAAGTCCTGAGGGACGCCAATCCAGTTCACGCTCACTGATCGCCCCGTAGCAATCGAGAGCACCGCGTCAAGAGCTTCCTCTGGGGTAAGTGCCAAATGAATCTGACCGTCGGCGTCGACCCTCCACGAGTCAACGTTTCCCCGGAGCATGGTAATCGTCGCAACGATCTTCAACGGTCGACCTTCTTGATCATGTCTTCGGCTCGCACAAGGCCAGTAGCGGAGGTGGGTGACCCGCCATTGTGGATAAACAGCAGCGTCGGGACCGACTTGATGTGATATTCTTGTACAAGATTAGGATGGTTGTCCACATTGATCTTAATGATCTTGATGTCTGGTCGTTTCTGATTGACCTTTTCAAGCTCGGCGTTAATTGCCTTGCACGGGTTGCACCAAGGCGCCCAAAAGTCTACAATGGCACTACTGGTCCCAATGGCTTCTTGGAGGGTCGTTGACTCAAGGTTGGTAATCATGGGGGGCTCCTGTCTACAGTGGTTATAAGCAGCATTATGACAGATTGCGGCGGAATATGCACCGCTGCTATGCTCTGCCACCACCCCATGTCGGTGCGTAGTATGGAGCGTGTCCTATGAAGATTGATAAGTTTAAGGCGGTTGAGGAGTGGGTCGCTGCGGCTGCAATCGTCTTCGGTATCTCGCACTGGGAGATCGCAATCTCTAGAGAATTCGCTGACCCAGATGCCGATGCTGACATCGAAGTATCACCTCAGCGCAGCTACGCCGAGATGCGTTTGCAAAAAGATTTCTTCTCTTATGACCCAGAGAGGCAGCGTGTGACACTCTGCCACGAACTCGGACACATCGTCAACGCCGGAACGGATCGCGTCGTAGAGAACCTGGAGGAGACGCTGGGGAAGATTGGCTGGGCTACCTTTGAGCCAAACTATCTTGACGCCACTGAACGCTCCACCGACCACTGGGCTCGCATCGTATCGCCACTGCTGCCGCTTCCTCAGTTCCCTAAGAGCTAACCTGTGTCGTTCTCGGACTTGCCGTTCCTCCTCTCCTTTGGCGACGGTATTGAATACGAGCGCCTTGAGGATTGGGATGTGGTTGTCGCCACCCTGAGCAGCGCCTGTACCGCCTATGACATTCCGCTCGCAGAGTTAGTGCTGCACTGCCATGGAGACGGATACCCGCAGGCAGACCACCCGATCGGGGAGACGACATTCTCCAAGCGATCCATCCAACTCTGCCGACCCGACATCCTGGTTGCGCTGCATGAGTTATCCCATGTGTGGCTTCAGGAGGCGCACTCAAAGGATTGGGCTATGGGCTTCTTTGCGCTCATGAAGCAATACACACCAGACATATTTGACACCGAGGTGTGGACTGTGGCAAACTCATACCCACAAGCGATGGTCGCTGTGCGGGAGATGGTGCACGACGGTATCATCCCTGAGAATAGAAAGTTCGGTTGGAATAGCGGATATTTCCCAGCAGACACGTGAGGGATCGAAGCCCGTAGGGGCAAGACTCGCGACAGCGAGGCTTGACCGTGAGGCGAGAGCCCGACCCGAGCCTGCGAGGGGCACGCCCACATGGGCACCTAAGGAGAGGAGAAACACATGGGACGCAAACGAGTAGCAGTTTCAAACGACGAGCAAGGCACCTACCGAGTAGGGAAGCAGTTGATCGGCACTGGTCGTCCATGGACACTAGAGGAGATCGCAGCAGAGTTCCGTATCTCTCGTGAACGTGTGCGGCAGATTGAACAGCGAGCACTCAAGAAGCTCAAGCACCCAGCACGTGCGTGGCTTATTCGTGATTTCTTGGGAGAGTGAGATGCAGGGAGTGATTGACAACGCACTGGAAGCACACATTGCCGAGACCGTCTCCCTTGAGCGTGCATGGCAGTTATGGAATGCGGGCTCCCTCTCCCATGTCACCGTCATCTCTGTCGCGAAGCGCAGCGACTGCGAGTGCGGCGGAAATCGTGATGGATTGATCTGCATGAACAGCGATCATATGGATCTTCGGGTCGCGATGATCAAAGGGCTTAAAGGCACCATCGATACCCTACGTGTGGGGGATTTATACGGGATGCCGTCAAGTGAGGAGATCTTGGGGTCGTTCCGCGGTTTGAGCGCAGAGGAGCGTGGCGATGGGGTTGCGGATGGTGAAAAAGGTGATACTATTGCGTGAGGTTGGGTGGCGGTGAAATACCTGGGCCACCCCCCGGTCGAAAGCCTCCTGAAAAGGTTCAGGCTCACTCGTTAGGTTTTCGCTCGAAACACGTAGGTATTCCGGGAGCTAAGATGACGCAATCAGACCAAAAGATAGGGATGTGCAACTACTGCCAAGAGCTGGGCCCTATCTACGAGCAGGAAGACGACTCCAGGGTTATTTTTCTCATCTGTAAGCGCTGTATCACGGATGTCATCAAGCGGTTAGAGATTGATCAAAAACTAAAAAGGTTGCGCGCCCGTAAGGAATGGGATCGGTACGACACCTAGGGGGTGTAGCTCAGTGGTTAGAGCAGTGAGCTTATATCTCACCGGCCCTTGGTTCAATTCCAAGCACCCCCACCAGTTATTCGGGAGGCCCATATGCCCACCTACGACTACCAGTGCAAGAAGTGCGAGGCAGTTATTGAGCTCCTCCATAAGGCGGACGAACCACCAGAGTTAGTCCATGGGGACTGCGGGGGTGAGTTAGTGCGCTGCATAAATAGTATCCAGGTTGTATACCGCGGAGAGGGCTGGGCCCGCCGGGGCTAGGTTATTGTCCGGGCTGGCGGGATCGAACAGAAGTTAGGGTCCGGGCTGGTGGGCTCGAACAAAGGTTATTCTCCGGGCTGGCGGGATCGAACCTAGGGGCAGAGTCCCAAGTTAGAACAACCGCACACCCAGATTTGCGCCACGCTGAGCAACGAAAACCCCCAACCTGGTATCCCAGGAGGGGGTTTGTCGTTTCCAGGGCTCCTAGCCCCCTAATCGGGGCTATTATTATTCAGAATCGGGAACGTAGCCTCGCTTCTCCAATCCTGCGAAACACTCCTCGCACAAGAAGGCACCCTGCTCGCGCTTCGTTGCGGGGATGATGGTGAAGTACGGCTTGCCGTGATGGTAGTCCTCGCAGTCGTAGCAGAGGAACCGCTCGGTCGTCTGTTCTGCGATCACCGCTTCGAACCGATCAGGGCAGAGCCAATCAGGACAAAAACGATTAACAACTGGAGCGCGATGGTTTCAATCACTTGAGTACCTCCTTAATTGCGTCAGAGATCAGGCTTCGGGCTTTCGCCACGGTCATCTCTGCGTCGATGTCATAATCCACAATCACCTCAGAACAGTCAAGGCACTCCAACGCAAGGTTGTGAATGTCGCTGATGTCAAAGAGTAACTGATCATTCTTGACGAGGTCGGGGCCGTATACCCCAACCTCGATCTCGTGTCCTCTGTGCCTATCTG